AATGCCTTTAGCAGATGCTCAATTTATAGAGACTAGAAGATTCTCAGTAGAAGAAATAGCCAGAATCTTTAGAGTTCCAAATCATTTAATAAATGACCTTACTAAAAGTAGCTTTAATAATATAGAACAGCAAAGCTTAGAGTTTACCAAATATAGCTTAACTCCCTATCTAGTTAATTGGGAGCAAGAATTAAATAGAAAATTATTATCAGACAGAGAACAGGACACTCATTTTTTTAAGTTTAGAACAAATGAACTTCTTAGAGGAGATGCTGATTCTAGAGCTGATTATTATCGTAAATTATTTGAGATAGGAGCTATCTCTCCAAATGAAATACGAACTATGGAAGACATGAACAAAATAGAACGAGGAGACGAACATTTTGTCCCTCTTAATTTAGGGCAATTAGGCTCTGTAAATAATAATAAAAATGAATCAGAATAAAAATTCAGAAGGTATAGAAAGACGTAATTTTACTACGTCTGAAATACGAGTAGATAATAAAGAAAATAGAGAAGTAATAGGATATGCTAGTGTCTTTACGGATGCTGAAGGAAATCCAGCACTATCAGAAAATTTAGGAGGATTTAGAGAAATGATTGCTCCTGATGCTTTTAATGAATGTCTATCTAGTGAAGATTTAGATTGCAGAATGCTTATAAATCATGATGCCAACTTATTGTTAGCTAGGAGTACTTCTAAGACACTTTCTCTGTCTGTAGATAGTAGAGGTCTAAAATACTCTTTTTCTATTCCAGAGACAAGCTATGGAAATGATTTAATGGTTTCTCTAGACAGGGGAGATATTACTCAGAATAGCTTTGGATTTATAGTGGAGGAAGATGATTGGACACAAGATGAAAATGGAAACACTATAAGAACTATTAATAAAGTTTCTAGGCTTTTGGATTGTTCTGTAGTTACTTATCCAGCCTATCCAGATGCTACTATAGCTAGAAGAAATTATGACTCTTATAAGAATAAATTAGAAGAATCAATAAACGAAAAAACAGATAAAGAATTAATACAAAGAAATCTTATAGAATTAGAAACCAAATTAATAAAAATTAAAAAATTAAAATAATAATGGACTCATATAAACTAAAAGAAGAAAGAGCCATCCTAGTAGAAAATATGGAGGCTATAATTAATCTTGCAAAAACTGAAGAAAGAGACATAACTGAAGAAGAGCAAAAAAACTGGGATGGATTTAATACGGAAATAGAATCAATAGATAAAAAAATCACTATTGCTGAAAGACAAGAAGAATTAAATAAATCTATTGCGGCTAACATTTCAGCGGCTAAATCTACTAAAGAACCTAAAGAGTTGAGAGACTATTCTTTTCAAGATGCTATGAAACAATCTGTTTCTGGCAATCTTTCTGGTTTGGTAAAAGAAATGGATTCAGAGGCTCGTAATGTACACCCTAATCAATTATTTAGAGGAATAGCTATTCCATCTTCTGTACTAGAACACAGAGCGGCAGTTACTACAGCGGCTTCAGCGGGTACAGAGGTAATGTCTTTTACAGACCAACTAGAAGCTAATTTAGTTTTAGCTTCAGCGGGAGCTAATTTTTACTCTGGTGTAAACGACCAAAAATTCCCTATAGTAAGTGGAATTACATCTAGCTGGACTACTGAAGATTCTGGAGCAGATGTAGCGGCAAGTGGTAGCACTTCATCTATGACACTATCTCCAAAGAAATTAATTTCTGTAGTAGATATGTCGGCTGAGGC